GAGACGCATGACACATTGGGCAGGTTAGATTGTGATGCCCAGCACGAATCCGCTTGGCCAGCCCACACCGATGACGGTGCAACTGGGGCGTGCGGGATTGTCTTGACCGGGATGAACCCGGACACGGGGACTCGACGTACCTTCGTCACGACGGTAAGCCCACTGCCCACCCAACGTGGGGAACAAGGCATCCGACAGATGACACGGGTAAGCCCATGCGTGCTTTATTGCACTCGGTACCAGCAATCGCTGGCACCATAGGCGAACCGTACACTGGCCATTCCGCAAGTCTAGCCAGCACGCCCACTTCAGCGTGGCGACCGGGTTAGACCTACCTTCCCTCCGGCCAGATCGTCGTAAGCCGTTAGCTCAGTGCACGATCGAGCACCCAACCATAGGACGCATTTTGAGCCAGTGCCGGGGTACTTCTGGATTTTTCAGGGGAGGTGTGCTAAAACCTGCCAATGACCCAACCCAATCCAATTACCCAACCGGGGGCCAGCAAGCCCGCCAATCGGTCTGGCAATCCCGTGCTGAAGCAGTGGAAAGAGACCGGCGTGCTGCCGGAAGGCTACTACCTCGACGACAAGAAGCGGCTCAGGAAGGTGGGCCAGGAGCCGCCCAAGCGGCTGGAGCCGCCCGAGGTGACCCCCGAAGTCCAGTTGGCCGCGATGCGGCACGTCTCGTTCAACGATCCGACCACGGACAAGAGCGAGTTCGAGAAGATGATGCGGGAGTGGATGCGAAGAAAGCCCGATGACTTTGCTGCCCGGCTGGTGGCCCTCGAAGGGGAGCTCCGAAAAAAGGCTGGCGGTGAGGAGGGGGTGTCGGAGGAGGACGAACTGAATCCGACCGAGACGGATGAGGAGTTGACCCGGAATATCAACGAGCTGCTGGCAAGGCACCAGCGAAAGGTGAAAGCGTGATTAAGACGTACCAGTACCACAAGCCGAGCGAAGAGGGCGTGACCAAGATTCAGGCCCTGCGGGAACTGTTTGCCAACCTGCACTCGCAGATCGAGCAGCTATGCCCTAGCAGCCGCGAGAGGTCGGTCGCCCTGACCCACCTGGAAACAACGGCCATGTGGGCGATCAAGGCGGTGGTGTGCAACGACCCGAAGTCGGTCGTGGAGGCAGTGTGATGACGACCAGGGAGAGGGCAGAGAAGATTTACAAGGCCCTGGGCCGGGCCGATCTGATCGACGCCCCGGACGAGGAGAACGCCGATCTTGTGGTCAGGATGATTACGGAAGCCGAAACAGCAGCTTACGACGCAGCTCTACGCGACGCCGCTGCGATCTTGAGACGGAACGGCTCGCTGAATGCGGCCAAGCTGCTCTTGGCCCTACTGGAGGATCGGCACCGGGTGCGGGCCGGGAGGCCGACAAACTTCGCAGCTCTGCGAGAGAACGTGCCTCTTCCTCAGTGAGTGATGGGTCCGCGTTCATTTCACGCATCAGTTCTTCGTCGCTCATGGTTGTTCGCCCCTTGGAGGTGGAGGTGCATCATCAACCCGACATGCAAAATACAGACCGGGTTCGGGGGTTGTCTGTAGGGGAAAGAGTAAAATTCGACTGGGGAATGTTCCTCGGAACTCTCTCCTGGGTGTCTTTTGTCCTGGTTTTCTGGGCTCTCATCATTCGGCAACTGGTGTAATCCATGCAAGAAGACGAACTCCGATTCTGGGCCAACGCCCACGCACCGGCCGGTTCCGAGGTCGCGATGGCGGTCCTGGAACTGTTTGGGAAGGTCGATGCCCTGCGGCTGGCAGAGAAGGTCCCACCCCCAGTGCTCGATCGAGCACTGGCCAAGGAGCAGGAGTGGGGAGGGCCATACCCGACCGAGCTACTGGAAGCCGAGAGTGCGGCGTTCAAGAAGCTGGTCGAGACCAAGGGGAAATTCTTCGACGGATCGACCGGCACCCCGGAGCACGGGCGGGCCGGGCACAAGAACCCACCGCCCCCAGGAGCGGGGCAGTAACACATGCGGGGATTACGGCGGGTGGGACGCCATCCGAGTAGCGGCACAGCCTACAAGCTGCTGAAACCCGCAGGCTGCCCGTAACAACCGCTCCTTCTTCAGGAGCACGGATGCTCTCCCCAGGGAATTTCTGGCAGCTCGTTCCGACTGATCTGGTCGAGAACCTCAAGTTCCGCAAGTCCCTCCTGGCCGAGTGCATGAGGAGCCAGAGGACTCGCGACCTCGTCTGGCACGCCTGTAGCCAGGACATCATCTTCTGGATCAACGTCTTCGGGTGGCAGACCAACCCGAACAACCTGGATGAGGAAGACGGTCCCTTCATCTGCCATGACTTCCAGCGAGAAGCCCTGCTCGAAACCATCCGGTGGAACATCGAGGAGCGGCAACTGGTGGTGTGGGAGAAGTCCCGTATGCAGGGCGGGACCTACATGGCACTCTTCAAGGATGCTTGGCTGACGATCTTCAAGAAGCGGAAGCGGTCGCTGGTGATGTCCCACTCGGAGAAGGCGGTCGAGCTGGCCGATGACGAGGACACCCTGTTCGGCAAGATCGACTTCATCATCTCTCACCTCCCCTCGTGGATGCAGGACGGGCTCCCCCGCAAGAAGGGGGTCTACCGCATGTCCCGCACCAAGAGCCAGATCGTCGGCACCACGACCACGTCGCGGACAGGTATCGGCAACCGTGCCCACACGGTCACGGGCGACGAGGTCTCGAAGTGGCAGGACGCCGAGAAGACCCTGTCCGGCCTCCGCGACACCGGCCCGGTGCTGGTGATCGGGACACACTACGGCGTGGGCGGCAAGTTCTACGACCTGTGCAACGACTCGATGACCCGCAAGATCGTGCTGCACTGGTCGAAGAACCCGATGTATAACCGGGGCCTCTACCGCAGTGCCCCGCACCTCAAGCCGCACGAGCGGGTTGTCGATCCCAAGAACAATCCGCTGCCGCCCGATTACCCGATGGTGACCGATGGCTCTCCTCATGGGGGTTTTGCTCCGGGCCTTCGCAGCATCTACTACGACAAACTGTGCCGTGAGCGAACGCCCCGCGAAATGGCCATGCACTGGGACATCGACCCGGCCGGTGCCTCCCGACAGGTCTTCAGTCCGCACCTGATCCGCGATCTGGTGGCGAAGTACGCCACCGACCCGCTCTGGGAAGGCGACGTGGTCTGCGATCCCGTGGGCCGTTTCCAGGGCCTACGGGAGACACGGGGCGGGCCGCTCAAGCTCTGGCTCCCCTTCCTGCCTCACCGCATCCACACGGGCAAGTGGGTCGCCCCGTCGCTCTACAAGGTCGGGGGCGACATCGGGGCGGGCTCCGGGGCCACCCCCTCGTGCCTGTCGGGCGGCGACGCCATGACCGGCAAGAAGGTCATGGAGTACCAGTTCGCCCACCCACCCCAGGCCCGGCCCGCCAACTTCGCCCGGATCGCCTCGGCGATCTGCTGGTTGCTCTCGGATGTCGAGGGCAACCCGGCCCAGCTCGTGTGGGACCGCACCGGCCCCACCGGGGATACCTTCGGCAAGGCCCTGGTCGAGATCGGTTTCCGGCACTTCTGGTACTGGCGAGACGAGTTTGTCTTGAACCCCAAGGTCTCCGACACGCCGGGCTGGTTCGCCTCCAACGAGAGCAAAAAGCTGCTGTTCGAGGAGTACGAGGAAGCTCTCCGCGAGGGCAAGCTGCTGAACCCCAGCGGAAGTTCATTGAAAGAGACAATGAAGTTTGAGTACACTAAGACCGGCACCATCGAACACGGCGAGGCAGTTCGCAGCGAAGACCCCACGGCGGGTCGCATGAACCATTCCGACGTGGTTTATGCCGACGCCCTCATGTGGAAGCTGATGAAGCCGGTCTCGGGGGAGATGGAGGAAGAGGACCGGCAGACAGAAGAAGACAGGGAACTCGTCGCCTCGGGGGCAGGGATGCCCTTTAGCTGGATCGAAGAGATGACTGGCAACGTCGGCTACAAAGACCCGTTCCGAAAGTAGTGCTCGATCGAGCACCAGGAGAACCGATGGCACGGAAGCCAGCCCAACAGGACCCCTACGAGAACAACCCGTCCGGGGACCTTCTCAAGGGGTTCGACAACGCCTTCTTCGCTCGCCTCGCCGAGACCGTCCGGGCCGACCGCAAGGCGACCGAGCCCTTCCGCAACAACCTCCGGGCCTTCACGCTTCAGCACGTTGGCAGCTACTACGGCGAGGGTGGCCTCGGCTACGAGGTCCCGCTGCCCCTGCTTACCACCTACCTCAACACCTACTCCCGCTCCCTGGTTCCCAAGGAGCCGCGTATCTCGCTGGTCACCTTCGACGAGAAGCTGATGCCAGCGGTGGACGCGATGGAGAACTGGCAGAACGACTACTTCGAGGAGATCGACCTCGGCGACACCCTTCGCCGGGTGGTGCACGATGGGCTGATGAGTGAGGGGCGGATCAAGGTGGACCTGATGCCGCCCGAAGTGGCCGAGGGCGGCTATGGCTACGAGGCGGGCCAGCCCTACCTCTGCTCGATCGACGAGGATGACTGGGTCTGCGACATGGAGGCCCGGAACTACAAGGACATCACTTACTGGGGTTACCGCTATTTCATTCCGCTGGAGGTGGCCCAGGACATCCTGGACAAGAAGCTGCACGCCACCGATCCCGAGGACCACAACGAGGACGGCGGCGACAAGATGTGGAAGATCGGGGCGGGCCTGTCTCGCCGCGACCGGATCGAGGATTTCGTCGAACTGTGGTGCATCCACCTGAAGCGGAAGGGTCTGGTGCTGACGCTTCGGTCGGTGGATGGCCTGCCGGGCACGACCAAGAAGGACGTGCTCCGCGTCCGCAAGTACATCGGCCCGAAGTGGGGCAACATCATCAACCTGGGCTTTGGCACGGTGTCCGGGAACCTGCGGCCCCTGTCGCCGATCATGACCATGATGCCGCTGCATCTGGCGGCGAACCGCTCCTACCGCAAGCTGATCGAGACCGCCGACAACTACAAGTCCATCCTCCCCGTCCGGGGCGGTGCGATGGGCAAGGACGGCAAGGCGATCAAGCAGGCCGGGCACATGGAGATCATCAACTGCGATGCCCCGCAGGAGGTGAACGAGAAGCGGTTCAACCTGCCCCCGCCCGAGCTCCAGTTGTTCGTCCAGGACCTGCGTGCCGCCTTCGACGTGATCGGTGGCGGCATCAAGGCGATGTCGGGTGGTGGTCCCTCGGCCCCCACCGCGACCCAGGAGAAGATCGTCCAGGGCAACGCCCAGGGCAGCGTGTCGGACCTCGCCGATACCACCAGGGCCTTCATCGGCAAGGTGGTGAGGACGCTCGACTGGTATCTCTGGTATCACCCGACCAACGTCTACAAGACGGTCAAGAAGATTCCGGGCTACGAGTTGCCGATCCAGCGGGAACTGCACCCGTACAACGACGAGCTGCCGAGCCATCAGGCCCTGATCGACGCCCAGGCCCTGATGCGGGAGGGGCCGATGCCCCGTATCCGCGTGGACCCGTACAGCCTGACCCACATGAGCCCGGCCGAGCGGAGCCAGTTCGTCACCCAGATCATGGCGGAAGCGGCCCCCTACGCCGCCATCATGGCCCAGCAGGGCTTCTTCCCCGACTTCAGCGAGTGGCTCGGCCTCAAGGCCAAGTTCGGCGACGAACCCGCCATCAAGAAGCTATTCTCCTTCAAGGGTGCCCCCCAGCCCCAGGGCGAGGAGGGAGGCGGCGATGCCGCTGGGCTCAACAAGGAGGTCTCGGGCAAGCCCGCCGAGACCACCCGCAATTACACGCGGCAGTCGTCCGCGAACCCGCAGGCCCAGGCCCAGAGCCAGATGCAGAACCAACTGATGTCGATGTCGGCCAACGGCCAGGAGTAGTGCTCGATCGAGCACCGGGAGGATCGGATGGAAGCCCTGCAAATGGCCACAGTCAAGGAGCTTGTCACCGAGCTCTTTAACCGCCACGAGGCGACGCTGGTTGTCGTCTCGGGCAAGCCCAAGAACGGCACCAATCAGAGCCGGGGCGAGATAGCCACCTTCTACCGGGGCGGCACGGTGACTGCCCTGGGCCTGACCGAAGTCGCCAAACTCACCCTCCAGGACCACCTCAATGAAATCTCGGACGAAGACGAAGAAGACGAAGAAGACGACGAGTAAGCGGAAGCCCAAGGTCCTGACCCTGGTCTACGCCGAGAAGCGAGTGACCGAGGGCGACCCGAACGTGTGGCCTTACTTCCCGGAGCTCCGGTATTTCGGCCGTTACAAGGGCTGGAAGAAGCTGGTGCAGATCACCCGCGAGGAGTACGACCGCTTCATCGGCAACGAGTCGCTGAAGGTGGCCCTGGAGCGGAAGCAGGGCGGCAGACGTGGGGCTGGCGAGGTCCCCGGTGCTGGCCACTGCTGGCCGATGAAGTGCGAGGCCCTGGCGGTCCATCCCCGGCAAGTCGAGCGGATGAACGCCCGCAACAAACGCCACGGGATCAACGTGCAATACGAGCCCCGACACGGGCTCGCGATCATTCCCGACGAGGGTGAGTACCGCAAGCTGCGAAAGCTGCACGGTGTTCACCACAACAACAGCTACAACGGGTGACCAATGCTGGCGGCTCACAAGTGGGAAGAACAGTTTCGGGTCAAGGGCGAGCGAGTGGGGACACCTCCTGCTGACAAGCTCGTCGAGCGAATCCAGGAGCTACTCCGGGAGATCGACGCTTCAGACAACGAGGCCGCGAAGCGGAGCTTGGCCAGGGAGGTGGCCTGGAGGAGGATACAGCTTGAACGACTTCGTGACGCTGCTGGAGGCTGATCCGGTTCGCGACCTGGAGTTGTGGGCCGCATCCAAAGTGGTAGACTTCCTGATGATCCCGACCATCCTGGCTCTGTCCGCTGTTATTGTCCTCATCATCGCATGGAGGCGAGATGTCCACTCTGAACATCAAGAATAGTTTCTCGATCACGGTCAACGGCAAGACGATCGAGGGCTGGCACGGCACTGCTTCGGCCAACGACGCCGACGATGTGTTCGCCATCACCGTCGATGGCAAGGTCCTCAACATCCCCAACCAGCTCGCCACCGGGGCGGGCGTCACGCTCTACGATGACGACGTGAATGTCCCGGCGAGCTGGGACTATATGTTCCTGAACTCGGACCAGGACCTGGACCTCCAGATCATCGCCGCCACCCTGAACGTGACGATCCACGTCAAGGCGGGGGTGCCGTTCGTTCTGGGCTACAAGTCGATCCTGGCCGCGATTGCGACCACCCTACAGACCGGAGGAGCAACTCCGGTGTATGAAACCATTGATTCCATCAACATTTCCAACCGCTCAGGAAGCACTGCAAATTATGTGTTTTTCTGCGTGGATTGACGCTGACCGGGTGCTCGATCGAGCACCCGGTTGAAACTACCCTCTTGCACAGGGTTTTTGTTTGCTCTACACTCTTTCGCACAGGAGTCCTCCATGCCCGTAGAAGATGACGACGGCCCCCTCGACGAGGGGGCACCGGCCGTGCGTGCTGACAAGAAGTCCGCACCACCGGCCCGACAAGATCAACCATCCTCCCGGTTCCACCCGCGTTTCCTCAAGGAAGCTGAGAAATACGGGCTGTCACAAGAAGACATCGAAGCCTGCAAGGACAACGCCGAGCTCCGTGGTCTCATCGAGTTCGAGCGTTCCAGTGTCGCGGAGGAACGGTCGCGACAAGCGGGTCGGGGTGGGGATCGGTCCCAACAAGCACGGCCAGAGCCGACATCCCCACCGACCCCTTCTCCCGAGCCCGAGTGGACGCTGAGTCCCGAGGCCGAGGCGGCAGCGGCTGACGAGATCAAGGCCGAGCTCAAGCGACTGGGGAAGGCCCTGCTCAAGGCCACCAAGAACGGCGACAAGGATCGCCTGGAAGAACTCCAGGAGGAGATCAAGCAGCTCAAGGATGAGCGGGAAGTGGAGAAGATCAAGAACTCTCCCTTCATGCGAAAGGTCAACAAGGTCCTCGCCCAGTACGAGAACCTGTTCGGGACCGAGGATGAGCGGGCCGAGAATCCGACCGGGCGGAAGGCACAGCAGTTCCGGTGGCTCGATGAAGCCATGACGGAACGCAAGGCACAGGGCAAGCTGACAGGTGATGTGGAGAAGGACCTCCATACAACCATCGCTCAGTTGTTCCCTGGTGCGAAGGCGGGCGGCACGGACGCTGCCCCGACCTCGCAGACCTCGGTCAAGACCCGTGCCCAGAACTGGGGCGATGCTGGCACCCCTCCGGCCAGCCATCGCAACGGAGCGGACCAAAGCGGTAAACCGGGCGGCAAGAAAGCCGCCGCCGCCAAGGTCCGGGAACAGCAGAGAGCTGCTGGGTTTGCAGTCGAAGACGACTTCGACGACCTGGAAGACGACGACATTTAGGCTTACCGAACGTCACGGATAGTTGGTGCTCGTTCGAGCACCACGGACGCTCGATACCCGCTGGGGAGGCCCAGCGGGTTTTTCCCAAGGAGGGGCTAGGATGCCCAATTTGCAGGCCAGCGGAATGGCCGATCTCATGTCCGTTACCCTGCCAGAGTTGGGCAGGCTCAAGTTTGTCGATCTCGGAACCGACTACCACAAGACCATCGCCCTGAAGCGAATCTTCAAGAAGAAGAAGTCGCAGGTCGATAGCGGCACGTCGATTCGCTTCAACATCATGCACGACATCGGGGGTTCTTTCCGATTCGTGCCTCTCGGCTTCACTGCCACCAGCAACATCAAGAACGTCATGACCTACGGCGAGGTGCCGTGGCGTGGCTGGACGTGGAACTGGAGCATGATCGCCGAGGAAGGCGTCATGAACTCCGGGGCCTCCAAGATCGTGGACCTGATGCAGACTCGCCGGATCAGCGAGTTTGCCTCGACGGTGGTCGGCCTCGAACGCCAGCTCTGGGCCACCCCGGACGCTGACGACGACGTGTCGATCTACTCGATCCCGTACTACATCGTGAAGTCGAACACGGCGGTCACGACCAACGACGGGTTCAACGGCACGACCCCCTCGGGCTTTACCACGGTGGCCGGGCTCGACCCGACCACGGCGGCAGGCACGCCGGGCGGTCGCTACCGCAACTACGCGACCCAGTACACCACGGTCGCGAAGAACGACCTTGTCCGCAAGATGCGGCGGGGTGCCGAGTACACCTCGTTCGAGCCGATCTCGGAGGAGATTCCTCAGCCGGACAGCGGCGACGACCTGGGTTGGTACACCAACTACAACGTGCTGTCGGTCATGGAGGAGATTCTCGAAGCCCAGAACGAGAACCTCGGCAACGACGTGGCGAGCATGGACGGGAAGTGCCTGTTCCGTGGTGCTGGCATCACCAGCGTCCAGGAACTCGACAAGGACACCACCAACCCGGTGTACGGCATCCAGTGGGCAACCTTCGGCTTCACCCGGATGCGGGGCCACTGGGAGAAGCTCTACAACATCGCGGTCAACCCCAACCAGCCGACCGTGGCGACGGCCCACTACGTCAGCCGCTGCAACACGGTTTGCCAGAACCGCCGACGCAACATGGTCTTCGCGACCGACACGACCATGCCTGCGTAATGCAGGATGAGTCTTGAGGCGAGGCAGGCCCTATGAGTGCGGAGCGGGGTCTGAGCCAGTAACGCCCGATTGCCCGCCCGCAACGGGACCCGGTCCTCCACGCGAAAGGAATCGCACCGGGGTCAGGGGGCCTCAAGGTTAGACGCCGCTGGGAGGTCCAGTGGCACCAACAGCGACGGGAAGCTGGCCCCGGTGCTCGAACGGGCACCGGGGCTTAAACCGAAAAGGAGTTCGCAATGTCTTTGGATGTCCAGCATCGTCAGAACAAGACCAGCCTGACTGGTATCTACCAGCGGTCGCCCGCCATCTGGGCCACCTGCCCCCTGTCCTGGATCAAGAAGTTCTACCCCGAGGGCCACGTCCGCTGGGACGCCTCGAAGATGTCCCTCAAGGGGACCCAGACCGCCCAGATCGCCGGGCCGATCGGCGGGACCAAGGTCTTCGGCGGGGCTGGCGGTTCGGTTGACGCCGTCTCGGCGGTCAACTCCGTGGAGAAGTGGGGCGGGGCAATTCGCTTCCTTCCCGCTGCCGACAATGACGCTGCGGCACTGGCCCAGGCGTATCCCACATTCCGTCTCTCGGGCCTGCCCGCGAGCTCGAACCGCCTCTGGTTCGAGGGGTGTGTGGCGATCAATTCGCTCCTGACCAACACCCTTGGCTTCTTCATGGGTCTGGCCGAGACCGAGCAGTGGACCCTGGCGGCTGGCGTTCCATTCAACGCCGGTGACGCCATCACCAACTCGGCCTCGGCGATCGGCTTCCGAAAGGGCGAGGACGCCCTGGGCGTGGTGGACACGGTTGTCTCTGACCGGGCCATCAGCTTCACCAACATCGGGGCCTCCGAGGGATCGATCTCGGCGGCGTACACGTTCGCCAAGTTCGGCTTCATGTACGATCCGGGTCCTGGCAACGACTACAACTCGTCTGCCATCATCCGGTTCTTCCAGGACAACCTGGAACTGACCACCAAGGTCTCGAAGACGACCCTGACCGGGTACACCAACCTGGACGCCAACGCTCTGGGGCCGATCTTCGCCACGATCGCCGACTCTGGCGGTGCCGCAACCGAGTGCTACCTGAAGTGGCTGGAGGTGGCCCAGCTTCCTCCTGGCATCAACCCGTAATCTGCGGCGACGGAGTGACCAGTAACTCGGTCATCCGGCTTGGGCCGATAGTTGTCGCAGTCGCCGGTGCTCGATCGGGCACCGGCTTTTCCTCCCGAGGTAGTCATGAAGTCAGCAACCGAGAAGAAGGTCCGGGACATCCGGGCCAGGGCCAAGGACCTCAAGTCCTGCTACATCCGTGAGATTCGCAACCTCACCAGCAAGGACGCCGACCCCGAAGACAAGGAAGTGCCCCGCGTCTCCGCGATCGTGATTCGCGAGGGACGGTGGCTGGCGAAGGTCGCCAAGAAGTTCATCGATCGTCACAACCTGGAACTGTCCAAGGAAGACGATGGAACGCTGACCGACGCGATCCTCTTCTTCGACGATCTGGCCGAGACCCACAGCGACGATGTTCTGAAGAACCAGTTCATCTACCGGGTGCCTGCCGAGTTCATCCTGCACCTGGAGAAGCTGTCGGTGATGGTCCTGAAGTTCGATGCGGACGTGAAGGCCCAGATCGCCAAGATCGAACTGGATGACCTCCAGGAAGACGAGGAGCTCCAGCAGGAGATTGACGCCGAAATGATCGGCTGAGAGCCGGTCTAAGAAAGGGAGTGCCCACGGATGGGCCAGTCGAATCTCAGTGCGAAGATGACCGACCTCCAGGCGACGGTAGGCGACTACCTCGGCTGGGGTCGCGGCGTTGAGAACAGCGACGAGGAGTGGACCGCCAACAAGCAGTCGGGCATCGACGAGTGCCTGGACATGGCTCTGCGGTGGGTCTACTTCGAGGCCACCCTCGACCCCCGGATGCCTCCCCACCAGTGGTCCTGGCTCAACTTCTCGATCTCCGTGGTGGTCGCCACGGGCGAGAGGTACACCCGCCTCCCCGATGACTTCGGGGGCTTCGCGAGCAACATGCTCACGGTGAGCCAGGATGACGGGGCCAACACCTTCTGCAAAATCCGCATCATCGGTGAGCCCTACCTCGACGAGAAGTACGCCATGTCGCCATCGGTGACCGGGCGACCTCTCTTCGCCGCCGACCGGGCGGTTCGTGGTGTGGGCGAGACGTACTCCACTCGCCGCGACCTCTACGTCTACCCGGTGCCCGATGGGGTTTACACCATCCGGGGACCTTACAACGTCCTGCCTGACCGCCTTTCCTCCAAGGCACCGTACACCTATGGCGGGGCCGCGATGAGCGGTTGCTTCATCTCTGCCGCCCGTGCTGCCGCCGAGGTGTACCGCGACAACATCCAGCCAGGGGCCGGTGCCGAGTGGCAAATCTTCCAGCGGTCGCTGGCAGCAGCGATCCAGCGGGACGGTCAGCGTCACGCCGCCAAGAGCCTGGGCCGCAACACCGACAACTCGGACCCGTCACGGAGGATGGGGCGAGGCTGGCGGTCGGACGGGGAAATCGCTTCGGTTGACCCGGTGACTTACGACGACACCCTTTACGACTAAGGAGCTCACGGATGGGAATTCCGCTCATTCCCCAGTTCACCCCCGAGGCGGCATCGCCGACCGGGGCTCTGGTGTTTAACTACGTTGGCGAGGCGATCTTCGCAGCGGGCGACTCGGTCCCCGCTGATGCCACCGCTGGCTACGGCGAGGGGTGCGTGTTCCTCAAGAATGGCGGGGCGGCTGACGCCCAGGTCTACGTCAACATCGGCGATGGGGCGTCGTGCAACTTCGACCCGTTGATCCTGTCCAATGTCCTGCTGGCCAACCAGACGATCGCTGGCGGGGCCGCAGCGGGCATCACGGGCGGCACCGGGACCGTCTTCGAGCAGAGCCGTATCAAGATCGGAAACATCTACAAGACCACGTTCCTGATCGACCTGACCGGGCTCGGCAGCTCGACCACACTGGCGACATCATCGGCCAGGGAGTCAGTGCGGCGTACATCGCCAAGCTGACCGCCGCCGAGGTGGGCACCACGATCGACGCGGTCCTGATGACCTGCCTGGAGGCCCCGGCAACCGGCGTCAACGACATCGACCTGTACTCGGCGACCGAGGGCACCGGCAAGTTCGACGACGCCGTTTCCGGCCTGACCGAGACGCAGTTGATCGACTCAGGTGCCGCCTGGACCAACGGGCGACAACTGGGGGCGACCACGGTGCCGCTCTCGACCGAGTACATCTACCTGACCAACGGGACCCTCGGCACAGTCGGCACCTACACGGCGGGCAAGTTCCTGATCGAGATTTACGGCCACTAACCAATGACCCTGGGTGCTCGATCGAGCACCCAGTTCCTTCCCCTGGTGCGGTTGTTGGAGACTACGCCCGTGTTATTTCTGCTCGCTGAAGTCGATCAGAGTGCTGCTGCCGGGTGGATCGGCCTGGGCATCGCGGTCGTCGCGATGGTCGGCGGTCTGGCCAAAGTCTACTGGGACAAGGACAACGCCGTCAAACTGGTCAAGCTCGAAAACACAGTCGAGAACCAGGGCGAGAAGCTCAAGGCGTGCGAGGAACGCCACGATCAGTGCGAGAAGAAGGGCGAGACGCAGGAGCGGAGGATTCAAAAGCTGGAGCTTCACCACGGCCCTGGCCGTTGCGTGCCGATCGACACGGTGGAAGAGGAGGAAGACGAGACGTGAGGAATCGGTGGCTCATCCCCGCCCTCCTGATCGCCCTCCTGGCGATCTCGGTCATCCTGAGTGGTGGCCTCAGTCTGTTCCTGTGCTACTTCCGCTACTGACATCAGGAGCCACACCCGGCCGGTTCGGTGAAGGAGGACATCGGCCGGTCGTGGTGTGGTTTATCCTCCACCCTTTTATCCTCCCAGGTGACTCATGATCTTGCGGTACTTCCATATCTCCCTGTTCGTCTTCGCGAGCCTGAATCTCGCGGTCGGCGATCAGCCCAGGTATCCCGACTGGCCGCTCACGCCGACCGAGAAGAAGGTTGAACCGGCACCCAAGGTGGAGCCGGTTGACGTACTTCCCAAGGGGAAGCTGTATGTCGTGCTGCACAACGGAGAGGCGTCCCAGCTTCTTTGCTCTCCCCCAGGCATCGCCCGCATCCGGGAGTACAAGGACAAAGTTACTCTCGATGGCGTCTTTGTTGACTCCAAGGATGCGGACAGCGAGACGCGGGACTACGAGGCCAAGCAAATTTTTGTCGTCAAGAGGCTACAGCCGGGAGCCTTCGAGCTTCTGAAGGTGCCTGCTGGCTTCAAGGAAAGGAGACTGCTCAGTGACACGGTTCCTCAGCCGCTGCCTCCAGGCCCTGGCCCTGATCCTGGTCCTGGACCCGGCCCAGCCCCAGCCCCCACTCCGACGCCCGCCAAGACCCTCCGCGTGATCTTCGCGGTCGAGAGCGGGCAGAACCTGACCGACGCCCAGCGATCGGTCATCAATGGCCTTGCAGTAGAGAAGTGGCTCGATAGCCACTGCACCGGGGGCAGGGATGGCTCGGCCCGCCGCGACAAGGATAACCCGACCATCGACAAGCCGGACCTCCAGGGTATCTGGGAGACGGTTCGCGGTCAGGTCAAGAAGACCCCGGTGGTGATCGTCGAGAAGAACACCCACATCGAGATCATCGACCTGGAGCCCACACCCGAGAAGATGATCGCCGTCTTCGAGGAGTATCTTTCTGGAAAGCGAGGCCAGTAAGCAGATGGAACTCTACAAGGGCAAAATCCCGATCATCAGCCGCTCTCTCAACGAGGGCTGGCTTCGCAACGCCCGCGAGGTTACCACCGGGGCAGTGCCTCGTGACTTCAAGGTGGACCCCGTCGAGATGCGGGACTCACCAGACCAGATGGTGACCTACAAGCGGGCCTCGGACTGGGACGCCATCTTCGACGAGCAGGAGAAGACCGAGAGCTCCCTGATCCACCAGTACCTCCGAGGCGACAAGCCCGCCTTCGAGCACCTGGATCAGAACGGGTTCCCGGACTGCTGGTATCACGGCCCCTCCCAGGCCCTCATGCTCGCCTGTATGCGGGACCGGGTTCCGATCATCCGGCCCAACGCCGTGGCCGGGGCAACGCTCCTGGGCCGCACCAACGGCGGCTGGTCAGGACTGGCCCTCAAGGACATGCGGGACAATGGCGTGCCGCTGATGGGCACCGGAGAGGGCGAGTGGCCCGAACACACGCGGGACCGTCGCTACGACACCCCGGCGTTCCGGGCCAACCGCCTGAAGCACAAGGTCCTGGAAGATGTGTATGACCTCGGCCGCGAGGTCTACGACCAGGAGCTGACCGCCGACCAGATTTTCACGGCGGTCCAAGCCAACAACAACCCCGGCTCGGGCGACTGGAATCGGTATGGCCACGCAATGGCGATCGCTGGCGTGGTGCGAATCGAACGGGGAAGCTGGGGACCCGTGGTCTTGAACTCCTGGCTCGACTTCGGGTACTTTGGCCTCGCCGTCCTGCGTGAAATCTGGCCCGACAACGCCGTCGTCCTGCGATCGGCGTCTTAATCGCGGTGCTCGATCGAGCACCAGCCAAGGAGGGTGTCGTGCGTTTCCTGCTCAACAACAGCCGCTTCCTGTATGCGGCTCTCTGCCTTCTGCTCATCGCCTGGGCGGCTTCGGCCCAGGCCCCTCGCTATACCGTCCAGGACAAGACCACCAGCTTCACGGTGGTCAACAAGACCACGTCCTGCCCCTGCGGCCCCAACTGCGGCTGCACCCCGGCCCAGAACTGCGGGTGCGTGACCCAGGCCAAGGCCGATCCCGGCGTCATCACCTACACCGAGGTCATTCTGCGGGATGGCCTGGGGCGTCCATGCCTCTACCTGAAGCCATCGAAGGAGGGGCTGAACTGGATTTACAAGGGACCGATGGCCAGTGCTCCCAGTTATCAGTTGACGCCCACGCCCCAGGCGTCGTACACTTACCCCCTGCAATGCACGTCGGGGAGTACCTGACGCACCAAGTAACCGGCCCCGTGGGGGCTCCTCGAACCAAGCGGTGACGTATGGGTTTTGCTGACATTCTGCTTTCGGCCAAGGCGGCACTGGCCAAGATTCAGGCGGGCGAGCTCGTGGCCGGTGGCCGCGAGATCATCAAGGTTGAGTCGAGCCTCCTGGACATCGCCGCCGACCTGGGCTTCAAGAGCACGGCCGAGGACGCGAAGTGTATCGCCGAGACCGAGGCGGTCCTGAAGTGTTGCCATGCCGAGGTTGAGAAGTGCTGCGGCAACTGCGACGGGGTCGGTAGCCAGGCAGTCGGCCGACTGGGCGATGGCGTCCTGCTCAAGATTCTTCTGGATGCAGCCCTGAAGCTGCTGCCGTTGTTCATCTGATCCATTGCTTCGGCAATGGTGGTGGCCCCGACCCCAGTGCTCGATCGGGCACTGGGGTTTTCGTCAAGGAGGACGAATATGGCAAGTCAGGTCAATCTCGCGTCCAAGGGTGGACCCTGGAAGCGACTCTTCGCAACCAACG